GTAAGGTAGTTACTTATATCTTTGACGTTAAAAACCCCGAGAACTTCATTGAATCGAGTATGCCGTTACCAAATATTGTAGATCCACAAAAATTGGGCTCTGCGATTTCTTACTTTCGTCGCTATACGCTTCAAAGCCTACTTTCACTTCAAGCAGTTGACGACGACGGGCAAACCGCCCAAAAGACAATTGAAAACCAACTACCAAACGCGAGTAAAATTATATTTGATAAGTACATTAACGCTATTAAGGAGGGTAAACAAGACAAGCAAGGTGAAGTTATAACGATTGAGTACCTAAAATCTAAGCACACTTTGAACGCCGCGCAAGAAAGCGCATTATTATTACTAAACTTAGAACAATAATGATTGAATTATTAACTCAGCAAGCGTGCATAAACTTTATAGGCAGGAAGACAATTGTTAAGTTTTCATTTGCATCAGAAGGAATACTAGAGTATGAAATGCCTGTCCCGTTATTTGTTTCCGGGGATTATTTAAAAGTCACTTTAGAAGTATTTTTTCATGAATTAGATGATTTTTATTGTTATGATTTAGTAGGTCAACTTTTGCAAAATAAGCAACTTTTTGAATTAAGAACGGAATCAATAGACGGCGTAAAACAAACCCTTTACCATAAAAAATGGAATGGTGAATAGATATTAAATTATTACAAATTAAATAAATAATGAAAAAAGTACTAAACGGGAACATTGCTAACGATGCAAGAAAGCAAATAGAGCAAATATTTAAAGACAATATTAACTTAACTCCTTACCGAATGGCGGTAGGGAGTGGGGTTAACCATGCAATATTGAAAAGAATACGAGAGGGGAAACCAACAAGTGATACAATGCTCGACAAGCTGGGCGCTTGGATAACTAAAAATGGCTACTAATGACAAACAAAGAAATCATAAAGGATTTAATACACTTTTTTATATTCTTAACAATATGCGCAACAATTGGATTGTTTATATTAAGCTACATTGGAACGTATGAACCAAAGAAAAGCCAAACCCCGAACGGTTGGGTACTTTCTAAACCTGACCCGAACTATTAAATTATGAAAAATGAAAGAAATAGTTATTAATAATACTATGATTCAAACCGCTAAAAATCGTATCAACCGCGTTATGAATAATAATGAAAAAAGACTTAATAAGTTTGGCTCAGAGATTAATAGAATATTAATAGGGTATATTGGTGAAGAAATAATAAAAGATTTTCTAAATATAAAAACCGACCAAGAAACCTACGAGTACGATATTATTAGCAAGGGTAAAAAAATAGAGGTTAAAACAATTTCATGCGCCTTTAAGCCGAAGCCAGAATATTTATGCACCGTTAACTCTCATGATCTTAAAAAGGTTCATAAGCAAAACGCAGATTATTACATTTTTTTAAGGATAAAATCAGACTTTTCAAAAGGTTGGATATTGGGGTATATTAAATGCGCGGATTTTTTCAAAAAAGGAACGTATATTAAGAAAGGGCAGGACTTCGGGAAATTCAAATTTACAAAGGCAAATGCAACCGTTTTAGAAATAAAAGAATTAACGAAAATTAATTGAAATAAACTATTAAATGCCTAGATGTAAAAATTGCAAGGAGAAATTTGAACCTATACACTTCAACGCGAAGTACTGCTTTAAGCCCGAATGCAAAAAAGTATGGATTGAGAGCGAAAAGGTGAAGCAATGGTCAAAAGACAAACCAAAGCGAAAAGCCAAGCTCGAAACCATTCAAGAGTTAATGAAAAAAGCGCAAAAGGTTTTTAATACTTTTATTCGAACCCGTGACAAAGAGCAAAATTGTATTAGTTGTGATCGTAAACTTGAAAGTAAATTTGACGCTGGGCATTATTTCAGTTCTGGAGGGCATAAAAACATAACCTTTAACGAGGACAACGTACACGGTCAATGCGTTTACTGTAATCAACATAAGCACGGGAACTTAATAGCGTATCAAATAGGCATTGAAAAGCGTATAGGGGGTATAAGATTGTTAAAACTACATGAACAAGCCTATAAAGAATACAAGCCAACACGTGAAGAATTAAAGGAGTTGATAATTATTTACACAAAAAAGATTAAAGAATTGTAATAGTATAGAAATTAATTAGTATATTGCAATAACTTAAACAATTAGAAACTATGGAATTCAATTTAGAAACAATGTTATCAATTATTAACGGAATGAGATCCGCGTACGGGGGACTAATAGCAGATGAAGATGTAATAGAAAATAACTCGTCAGTTTACTACGTTCGCTTAGAGGCTAAAAAGGAGGTATTAGATAATTTAATGAACGAGTATAATAAACGAACAAAATGAATATAGAAGAAAAAGCAAGAGAGCTAGTAGATTCTTTTTATGAGTATTCCGAAGGGTATTCCGAAGAGGGTAAGCAAGAAAGCGCAAAGGAATGTGCAATGATAGCAGTAAACGAAATGTTAAAATTAACGTTTTACTTGTCCACGGAAGATAACGACTATATGAAGGCGGTCAAGTATGAGATTATAAAAATGTAAACAATATGGAATATAAAATTGAAAACAATAAAGTAGAAGATTTCTTTGAGGTTATAGATAACCTTGATAAATTATTAACAGAAAGAATCAGCGATTTACACGAAGTAAGAGGTGGTATGCAGTCAAGACACGCTTATTTCTATTATAGAAAACTACTATGGGAGGCAAAGTATTTAATGAGAGATAACCTAAAAGAAATTAAAACTAAAAGAAAGTAACTAACTAATCTAAACGAAATGATAAAGTTTTTTAAGGTAGGGCATCAAGTGTATTTAATACCAGCAATAAAACTAACATACTCTAAGAGGTTAAACGGTCATTTAGGAATAGATATTATATGGCTTAACTTAGGGATTGAAATAAGACTAAACTAAAATTATGAATATAGACGAACTAATAAAAAAATACCCTAACGATTCAGACTTAGGTAAAAAAGTTAGAGCACAAGGTAAACAAGCAATAGAAGAAACGGATATAACCTATACGCATTCGGCAACGTGTGAAAACGACACCTCATGCTTTGAGTTTTACGTGCTACTAGATAGCGACATGAATAGAGAAAAAGGTTTAGTGGGTGTAACGTACACGGATAAAATAACTAAAAAAGAGTACCATTGGGATAACAATTTATGGCTTAACAGTATAGCTAACGGTGGGGAATTCGATGAATATGATTCAATCAATATGAATGATCTTCCAATGTTACGATACTTTCTAAAAGAACTAATAGGTAAAGAGTGGTTATAAGAGCGCAGAAAAATAAAGATAAAACAGATATTAATTATTAACTTGCAAACAAAACAACAAAATGAAAAGCAGAATTAGAAAAATATTATTAATACTAAAAGCAATACTTATTTATTTCGTAATTGTAATTGATAGGTTAACAATGTCTTTATTTATTGGGGTAAACTTACCAGCATTTAAGATCCGGGAAAATGTAATTGATGAAACAACATCAGATGATGATATAGAGCGAATAATTAACCTCCAACAAGAACATGACTCAATGTACAAATTAGAATACTTACCAAGATCAAGAAAAAGGGTTTTAATAATTGTGGGGTTAACGATTGCGGCTTACATATCATCATTAATTGATTGGTGGGTATTATTATCAATGTTTGCGCTTTTATCTTTATCTTTTTGGATTCTTTTCTTCTGGGAACGAAAACGAACTAATAAGAATGGATAAGAAAAGAAACAAGGACTTAGAGAAACAAAAGAAAAACTTTAGGCGTTGGCGGAAAAAGCAAAATATTAAGCCACATGACAGCGCGGAACAAACTAAACAAAAGAGAAACAATGAAGATAATTAAAGTAAATATTTCAGAGGTTAAAACAAACCCTGATAATCCAAGAGTTCTAAAAGATGACAAATATAAGAAACTTGTTGCCTCAATAAAGAGCTTCCCTAAAATGTTAGAGATACGCCCCATCGTAGTAAATGAAGACATGATAGTATTGGGTGGAAACATGAGATTGAAAGCGTGTAAAGCGGCAGGGCTTAAAGAGGTGCATATTATAAAGGCTGAGAACTTAACGGCTGATCAACAACGTGAATTTATCATTAAGGATAATGTAGGCTTCGGAGAGTGGGATTGGGATATAATAGCTAACGAATGGGATATTGAAGAAGTTGAAGCGTGGGGGTTGGATATTCCCGTATTTGACGAACCCGAAGAACTCGAAGCAGAAGAAGATGATTATACCGAGCCTGATAATATGAAGGTGGATGTTATATTAGGAGATTTAATTGAGATAGGAGATCATAGGTTACTTTGTGGGGATAGTACAGATTCAGACCAAGTAGCAAAGTTAATGGATGGGCAAAAGGCTGATATGGTATTTACTGACCCTCCTTATAATATAAACTATGGAAATATAAAGCATCCAAAATTTAAAGTAAGAGAAATAGAAAATGACAATATGAGTGGCTCAGAGTTTAAAGACTTTGTGCAAGGATTTGTTTCAAATATAAAATTATATTGCAATGGAATAGTTTATTGTTGGAGTGGACAAGGAGAGGATGGTAGAATAATGTTTACCGTATTAGATGAAAACCTACACCATTCAACTACTATAATATGGAATAAGGATCAATTTACATTAGGAAGAGGTAAGTATCAAAACAAATATGAGCCTTGTTGGTTTGGATGGGTAGATAGTGGTAAGACATTTACAGATGATAGAACGCTTACAAATGTATGGGATTTTAAAAGACCTCAAAGGTCGGATTTGCATCCAACAATGAAACCAATAGAACTTTGCGAGAACGCTTTAAATCACGCAAGTAAAGAAGGGAATAAAGTATTAGATTTATTTTTAGGAAGCGGAAGTACAATGGTAGCAGCACACCAACTTAAAAGGAAATGCTACGGTATGGAATTAGACCCAAAGTATTGCCAAGTAATAATAGACAGAATGATGAAGTTAGATGATACATTAGAGGTTAAGATTAACGGTGTTGAATACAGCACACAAACAGCTTAATTATGGGTAAAGAAGATATAAAAGGACATGAGTTCAAGAAAGGTGAAAGCGGAAACCCTAAAGGAAGACCAAAGGGAAGTTTAAACCGATCAACAATTGTAAGGAAATGGCTTGAGGCTTTAGAGAATGCAAAAAACCCTATTACGGGGAAACTTGAAAGCATGAGTCAGGAGGATATAATTACCTTAGCTTTAATTAAAAAAGCAAGGAAAGGTGATACTCAGGCTTATAAAGCCCTATTAGATTCTGGATACGGAGCACCAAAACAAGAAATAAAAACAGTTGAACAAACACAAGAGTATAAAATAACGGTTGTAAAGGGTAAAAAGTAGTATCCACCCCGTGTAGGTTTATGCCTTAACCCTTATAAACATTGACAACTTAAAATGAGCGTTCAAGAAATAAGTACCACCGTAAACTATGAGTTTATTGATGATAATTTTGGCTCATGCCGGGGCATTGTTTTGCCCGGTGGAACAAGAAGTTCAAAAACTATTGCAGTACTTCAATGGATAATTATGTATTGCCATCGTAATAAAAGAAAGCACATTGTTATTTGTCGAGATACATTAAAGAACCTTAAAAGAACTACATTAAAAGACTTCAAAGAACTTTGTTTAGGCTTGGGAGATTTTAAGGGCGTTCCTCACGCACCGAATATGACTATAAACAATTCCGACTTAATAGCTTCGATTGGAACGTGTACGGTTGAGTTTATAGGGCTTATTGATGATCCAATGAGGGTGTACGGTTTAAAGAGTGATATTTTCTATATAAACGAAGCGATTGGAACATATCAAACAACATTTGATCAGCTTGAGCAGCGTTGTAATATTGGCTGGTTCTTAGATTGTAACCCTTCCGCGCCTAATAGCTGGGTTTATAAATTAGAAAATAGAGATGATGTTAAATTCTTTCGGACTACGTACCTAGACAATCCTTTTTTAAACGATAAAATAATAGCTAAAATAGAGGGTTATGAACCAACACCACTCAACACCGAGCAAGGAACATCTGATGAAAGGATGTGGAATATTTACGGGAAGGGATTAATATTCAGAGGTAAGGAAATAATATATCCCGATTGGGAAACGTATAGTGAACAACCGACCGAGTATGATCAGGTTTTTTACGGGTTAGATTTCGGTATTAATCACCCTTTAGCGTGTATTAAAGTTGTAGTTAACGGTAATGATTTATTTGTTAGAGAGGTAATATATCAAAGCGGTATAAAGGATTTATCAGCTGATGTTACTCCTATATTAAAACTAGAAACTGAATTGGAAGATACTTATGTGATATGTGATAGTGCTGAGTTAAAAAGTATCTACACTTTAGTAATGGATGACATACCAGCGTTTGGCGTTAAGAAACCGCCGGGGAGCGTTTTAACCGGCATACGTAAGGTAGCTAAATACAACCTACACGTCCATAAAGATAGCGTGAACATACAAAACGAACTAAACAATTATAAATGGAAGATAGACACTAAAACGGATTCAATACTTGATGTTCCCGTTAAATTGTATGATGATGCGATGGATGCTATTCGTTATGTTGTTTACACTTATTTATGATATTATTTTTAATCTTTGCAGCGGTGTTAATAATAACTAATATAATTATTCAATCAGATAGATAATTATCACCTTTATATTTAATAACCTCGTTATGTTAATTCGTAACGAGGATTTTATGGCATAAGTCACTCAAAACGGGTGATATTAATAGGTTTTGTGTGTAAGGGTGCGCGGTGGTTCGTTGCACCCTTTTTATTCCCATAATAAAATAATTGATTAAATTGATTAAAATATAATCTTTTTTTGATTAAAATGTAATCAGTATAAATTATTTTATTATATTTGGCACTTAACTTTCAATCTGAATGGCTAAAAACATATTTAAAGACTTTTTTAATTCAACCGTTAATAAGTCTTCAAGCGTTGGATCACCCTCTTATAACTCAATATCATTGCAAACGATAGGGGATTTTTTCAGCTTCAACCAAGGAAAAACAAGTATGAAACGATACACTAAATCATACGGTTCAAATCCTTTGGTTTACATGATCGTTAAAAAGATAGCGTTCACCTCTGCAAGTCTTAAAAGAGTAATTATTAATGAGGCTGGCGATGAAATACTATCAAGTAAATTAGCCGCACTAATAGATAATCCAAACAAAGACCAAGGGAGAATTGAATTCTTAGAAGAAATAAATGAATATTTAAGCATAACGGGAAACGCGTTTGTTCATTACGTTAAGGGCGTTGGGATGGGTGAATCATTAACCGTATTAAAAGCTCAAAATGTTGAGGTAAATTGTGATGGTATTGGCGGCGTTATTAGCTACACATACACGTACCCGGCGAATGGGGGTAATAGATCGGTTACATATTTAGCGGAAGATGTTTTACACTTAAAAACTTCAAACGTTGTTAATATAAGTGAAAGCGATGTTAAGTATGGATTAAGCCCGTTACAAGCCGCGTGGATAGTTGTTCAATCTTCAAGTGAGAAATTTACGGCAGAGGCTAGTATCTTCAAGAATCGCGGTATAATCGGTATATTATCAACGTCAAGTGATGCGCCAATGAGTCCAAAAGAGCGTAAAGAACTACAAAGTTCATTTGATGAGGAAATGGGAGGGGCTGATAAATACAATAAAGTTAAAATATCATCATCTAAACTTAACTACATTCAAACCGGGATGAGTCCAAGCGACTTGAAACTATTAGAGGGTATAATATCTTCTTTGCGGATTCTTTGCAGTATTTACGGGATGCCTTCGGTTTTGTTTAATGACAATGAAAAAAGCACATTTAACAACTTTGAACAAGCGGTTAAGGTAGCGCATAATGACGTTTACATACCATTAGCGAATAAGGTTGATAGAGAATTAAGTAGGTTTATTAATCGTAAGATTGGCACAAATGAGTTTATTTCTGTTGACTTAACAAGTATTGAAGTTATTAAAGGAAGTACTAATGAGGTAGCTCAAGCGTTAAATTCAATGAATGAACGGCTTAGTGTTATCGCTATTCAATCAATGACAGATGACGAGATTAGAGACATTATTGGGTTGGGAGTTTTGCCAAATGGCGCGCAAACAATCGCACAATCCTCAACAACGCCTAACCAGACAACAAATGAATAAGTTAAAACTATTAAAAGAAAAGGTTAGTAAAATGGTTGATTGTCCGACTAAAAAGAAACTATTAGAAGAGATAGAGAGTAAATTAGTAAACAAACTCATTAAAAAATGAACTTAAAAGAGATCAAAGAAAGCCTTAGAACTGATAACAAAGCAGTAAAGGAATGTATCGAGTTTAAAAAATCTACATTTAAAACGGCTGATTCTGTAATTATTGGAGGTTCAATAGAGGGTAAAGTTACAAAAGCATTACACACATCAAGCGAACATGATACCGCTGATGTTTTAAAGCGTACAATTATCGGGAACACTTATAATTGGATGGATTCACATGGGGACGTTCATTTAAACAGCACCTTTAAAAACTCAATTAAGCAACGTGGTGAAGCGGGTAAGATTTGGCACTTACATGACCACGAGCAAAAAATGACGGCTAAAATTGGCGTACCGTCTAAGGTTTATGAGCAAGAAGTTCTTTGGAGTGATTTGGGAGTTAGTAAGTCCGGAAGCACTCAAGTCTTAATGATGGATACAAACGTTATGAAGGCTTATAATAATTTAATGTTCCAAGAGTATAAAGACGGAAATGTAGATCAACATAGCGTTGGTATGTATTACGTTAAGATTGACCTTGCGGTTAACGATCCTGAATTTAAGGAGGAGTTTGCATTATGGGAGTCAACAATATCAAAATTAGGTAATCAAGCGAAAGCAGAACAAGAGGGTTATTTTTGGGCTGTTAAAGAAGCGAAATTAATAGAAATTAGCGCGGTGTTAGAAGGTTCAAATGAATTAACTCCTACACTTGAAGCGAAAGACAATGACCCGTCTAAGGACAGTCAGAACAATGACCCGTCTAAAGACAGTCAACTGAATAGAGAAGTCCTTAATGAGAAGGCAAAAATTGAAATGTTAAGAAAATTTATTTAAAAAAATGTTCGTATTAAAAACAAAAAGCGAATTGGACGGAATGGATAGCCAAGAATTACATGGTTATATTACTGAAAAATTAGCACACGAAAAAACAGAATTGGAAGCGAAAGTTTCTAAACTTAAGGAAGAAGCTGATGTTAATTCAGAAGCATACAAAGCACTTACAACTGAGGTAAGAGAGATGAAAGACGGAGTTATTAAAACTTACGGTGAAGCAATCCATGAGCAAGGTCAGATTATGGCTAAACTTAGTGACGGTTCACTTAGTCCAAATCAAGTTATCGAAGCGGAGGGTTCAATCGAAGCAATGCTATCTAAGCATTCAGAAGATTTTGCAACTGCTAAGAATTCAAGACATGATTTTTCATTTACAGTTAATAAGGCTGTTGGTGATATGACTTTTGCTGATAACCTTTCAGGAGGAAATATGCCACAAGCGCAACGCTTAGAAGGTATTAATGACATCGTTGAACGTGCTTCACAAACTTATCCACGTATCCCTAAATTACAAACTGCTGGGAATACTATTGATTGGGTTTACGAAACAGCTCAAGAAGGTGAAGCAGACGGAACATTAGAAGGAAGAGTTAAAAATCAAATTGATAATAACTTCGTTGTTACTTCGGTTTCATTACTTAAACAAACTGCATACTTCAAGGTATCTACTGAAATGCTTGATGATGTTTCATTCATGGCAGCATGGTTAAGAAACAAATTGATTGTAAGATTGTTCTTACGTATTGATTCACAAGTATTGGTTGGTGACGGAATAGGGACTAACCTTAACGGTATCTACACTCAAGCGAGTGCATTCGCAGCGGGTACTTTTGCTCTTACTGTTAATAACGCAAACGATGTTGATTCATTGGTTGTTGCTGCTAATCAAATTCGACTTGCTAACCACATGGGAGCGTTGAGTATCTTCATGCACCCTTCTGATGTTACTTCATTGAAGTTAATCAAGTTAAGTGCTACTGATAAACGTTACATTGATCGCTTAATTCAAGTTGGTTCTTCAATGGTTCTTGATGGTATTCCAATCATTGAAACTACTGTTTTAACTGCTGGTAATTTCTGTATTGGTGATTTATCAAAAGCACTTATCGCTGAGAAAGGTGGTATTATGGTTGATGTTGGACTTGATGGAAATGATTTCACTAAGAACATGAGAACAATCATTGCTGAATGGAGAGGTCAAGTTATCATTGAAAACAACGATAGAACAGCTTTCGTTAAAGGTGTATTCGCTACAACTAACGCGGCACTAGAAACAGCATAATACTAAATTTATAGCGATATGGCTAAAAAGACTAATAACACAATTAAACCAATAGAGGTTAAAGCATCAGTAAAGATTTCACAATCTTTGGTTGAGGTTAACTTCAAGGCTTCAAAAGACCACGGCAAACTAAAGAAAGATAATATTTATATTGTTTCTCTTAATGTTGCTGAGATCTTAGAGTCTAAAGGTTTAGGTAAACAAGTTAAAAAATAAGAAATGGCGATTCTACAAGAAACAGATTTTAATAATGGGCGGTTTGAGCTTCCTACTAATACGTTCCAACAAAACTCATTAGATGATTACATTGGAAGGGTAGAGAGTGAGTACTTGCCTAGAATATTTGGAGTAGAATTGTATGATTTATTTATAGCTGACTTAGCGGGTACTCCTAGCGTTCCTACGAGTGCCCGTTTCTTAAAAATCTTTAACGCATTTAACGATCAAACTGATGACTGTTTTACACAATCAGAAGGTTTAAAAGTAATGCTTCAAGGGTTAGTTTATTATTACTATTTAAGAGATAGAGTTTCAAGAGTTACAACTGATGGTTTAAAAGTTACCAAAGGCGAAAATTCTGACAATGTTTCTGCGATAGGTCATAACTTAACATCGAGGTACAACGAATCAATTATGAATTATAAAGTTATTCAAAACTATATGTTCACAGTTGATGCGGTTAATTACCCGGAGTTCAAGGGAATCAAAAAACAATATAATCATACATATTAATGGCGAATTTAGTTGACATAGTACAAGGCATAATTAATCAAATAGACACAAACATAACAGTTCTGTCTATAAGTGGTGTGCGTGTTTATGTTTGTTCGACATTGTGGGTTAGTACTGACAAACGAGTAACTGATGAAAATGGAAACATTTACATTGTAACAAATTTCATGAATAATGAATGGATTGAGTTATCACCATTGGACGGAGTAACGGTTTTTGATGGTGCGGTTATTATCGCTCCTGATGTAACATTTTTACACGGAAGTCCTTCAAGTACAAATAGTGAATATTTGCAAATTAATAAGAGAACAAGAGATAAAACTCCATTCATTTGGTTGCTCGAATCTTATGAATATGTTGACCAAGGGTTAGAGAGTTTAATTGAGGCAAATTTTGATGCGCGTTTATTCTTTATGGATGAAACAAACGTAACAAAATGGGTGAATGACGAACACAATACGAGAGCCATTAAGCCAATGGAGAATCTAGTTAAGGCGTTTAAAGACGTTATCGACAATGATTACTCATTTAAGCGGATGGATACTTTTCGTAGCCGTGTACGTCCTCGTTTCGGTGTAGAGGTTACCAATAAGGGAAGTAATGACAAGATAATAAATGAAGATTTAAGTGGTGTTGAGGTTAATATGACCGTAGAGTTATATGATTTGAGTATATGTAATAATAATTGTTAAATAAATTAAATTAAAAAATATGTCTATATTTAGTTGCGACTGTAACGATCCGAGCTTTCCGAGCTTAGGCGTTTCAAAATGCGATATTGAGATGAGAACAATGGCGTTCCCTCTCTTAGTGCCCCGATTCAAAGCGGACGGGTCAAGAAACACAATTGACCTTGCAAGTGTTACATTGGGGGCTGATATTCAGGCTTTAATTGCTGCAACAACTGCAAGTCAATCAAGAATGTACCCTTTTCCAAGAATTGAAGAGCCAACGTTTGAAAGAACTGATACGGTTTATGATTCAGCTTCAAGCACACGAAAATACAAAGTTTACGGGGTTGGTAATGTTTACACGGTAGCGTTCCAATTATGGGGTAAAGCTGCGGTAAATGCTATCATGAGAGAACTTGATAAATTGGGTTGTTCTGAGGTTGATATGTACATTGCTACAATTGACGGAAACCTTTGGGGTGTTAAAGACAGTTTAACTGATACTATCATTCGTGGCGTTGAGGTAAACTCTGAAACTTTTGATTCTTTCAAAGCGTTCCCAACTTCTACAACTGTGGAGAAAGCAATGGTAAGTTTTGATCTTGAGAATGCTGAAAACGTAAATAATTTTTACGCTATCACTTCAAGTGAATTGACTTCAACGGGTGGTGTTAAATCTACTTCATTACTTCCAAACATTGCAGCGTTCCAAACGGCAACGGCAGTATCTAATACTTCATGTCAAACGGTTGTTTATGAAGGGTCAGGTTCAGCGGGTAACCCCGGTGATGTTTCAGGATTGGTTATTGGTGATTTCACAGTTGAAAACACAGATATTCCAGCGGGTGACATTGCAGCTTCTTTAGTTGCTGGTGTTGCGGGAACTTATGTTATCACTACTTCGGCGATGACAGCTACTGAAAATTACAAAATTACTTGTACTAAAGCGGGTTACGCAATCGCAAATGGTACTTTTGTAGCAGTATAATATGAGTGTGAAAGTCATATATCTAGGTGAAGATAGATTCAGTTCTGAATGGTTCAAAGGCGTAACGGAAAACCAAGCAGTAAGAATGTTATCAGGTCATTCAAAGGGTCAAGTACGTAATGCGTGGAAACAGGCTAACGGCTTTAGTGTTCCAAAGTACGACTCAACGGAGAAACCAACGCCTAAAAAGACGAGTAAGGCTAAAAAGAAAACGTAACTAGATTAGTTCGTTGTTTATTGGAAAGGGTGATTGTAGTAATGCTTTCACCCTTTTTTTATTTAAAAAGAAAAATGTTTCCTATACTTGATAAATTATTTCATAATGCTAAAAACTTAAATCAAGATACGATTTGGGTAATGGCTATTGATGAGGATGTAAAAAGGGAAATAATACGATTAAACACAAGAGATCAATTGTTTGATAAAGGGGTGGATTCTTTAGATCGTTCATTGGGTGTTTATTCTAAAACATCAGTTAATAAATACGGGAAGCGACCCGGTAGAATACAGCTATTTGATAGTGGCGAGTTTTACAAATCGTTTAGAGTTTTGGTTGATGCTGATGGGTTGGTGATATTTGCCAACGCGTTAAAAGTTGGTGATAATGGTGTTGATGATTTAGCCGTTAAGTATGGAATTGACATAATAGGCGTAACGGAATCAAACCAAGAGGAGTTAATAAAAAAGTATGTTAAGCCTAAATACATAGATGCGGTAATTAATCAGTTAATGATGGGAGTTTTATGAGTGGTTATTATACAGATATTGAAGACTTTCCGATGTATAATTGGCGTAAAATCCAAGATAAAGGACTAATTAAGTTTACGCGTAATGATATTGAAAAAGGAACATTAAAAGAGGATAGAGAAAATTGGGTAAAAATACAAGATAGTTTTTTAGCTGAATTCGGGTTATCAAAAGATCAGACAAGAATAATTGAAATACAAATTGAAATAGCTGAATTAGAATGTGATTTAGTAATTAATAATGATATATTTTTACAGAATAAAATTAGACATTTACATACTGAAATTGATGAAATTAGAAAACGTGGCGTTGGCGGTGACATGGATGATTTAATTCATTATCTTGAAACATGGAGGAAGATTGAAATTAATGAGAAAACGATAAGTGTACGCAAGTTTTACAAACTGCATAGAACATATATAAAAGAAGCGGATAAGCGCAAAAACAATAAATAATGGCTGAAAAAAGACTCAATAAAGAAACGATTGCACCAAAGAATCTATTAGATAACATTGGTGATAGCGCGGTTTCAAATGAAAAGAAGGTTGAATCATTAATTAACGCCCTAAAGGGTCTTAAAACGGCTGCTTCTGCTATTAAAGGCGGTTT